TAATTTTGCAGTATCTTTTGCAAATTTGTATTGAAAGAAATCACCACTACCACCAGCTAAGGTTACTTCGCCCGCTGTAACTGTTTGGATTTCAAAATTGTCGCCCGCAAAAACGTAGATAGTATTCACACCACCTAAGGCGCTCATACAATCTAAATTAATCGTGCTTAATATGCTACATGCCATTTTTTAAATATTTTTAAAGTTGAAAAATAAGGGAGTTTTTAACTCCCTTTTTTATGATTAAAGATTTGATACTACTTGTGAAACATAAACCGCTGTTCCAAGTCTGAATTTAGCATTGAAATTCATGATATCATCCGCTTCGTTATAGTAGAATTTGAATGTATCCATTTCGTCTAATAAACCAGTTCCAAAGAAAATGTATTTTTTAGGAGCGATAATAACACGAGCTGCGTCATTGATACCAGGTGCTGCAAATACTGTGATATTTGTACCAGGGAAAACGAATGAACTAGGAGCGTTAACACCACTTGCATTTGAAACTTGTGCAAATTGTCCGATAACTGATGCACCTGTGTTAATCAATGCAGCTACTAACGCTTGATAGTTAGCGTATGAAGTGTACATGATTAAGTCATCTTCAGTTTGTAATGCTGGAGTTAATGAACCTACGTTTAACCAAAATTCTGCGATAGCTGTTGATGAAGTCCATTGTGTGTAAGCACCAGCACTATTGATTGAACCTTGAGCATTTTCAGTTTGATATAACAAACCTGTTAATGTAGCTCCATCTCCTTGCCAAATTGTATTCTCAACATATTTAGCGATGTTTTTTATTTTATCGTTTGCGATTAATTCAGCGAAAGGTACTGTCTCTTGATTTGCTGCTGCACCTAATTGAGAAGAAGTCCATTTAGTTCTCAATGTTTCAGGGCACATTTGCTCTTTTAACATTTTACTTCCTACAACTAAAGGAATTTGTGAAAATACTGTTTCGTTTGAACCTATTTGACCTGCTGCAAATCCACAAGTCGCATCTTTAATGTCAACTGTTGAATTTAATAAATTGATTGCAGAAGTTCCCGCAGTTTTACCCGCTTCGATTGTTACGAACTCGGTAGTAAATGACTTCAATAACGCCGCACTGATTAGGTCGGTAGATAATTGGTCGGTATAATTTGGTAATGAATTTACGTTAAATGGCATAGTTTATTTTTTTAATTGGTTTTTAATTTCTTTTAATTTTTCTAATCTTGAAAATGTTGTTTCGATAACTTCGTTATCAGTTTTTTTAATTGGTGCAACTGCTGGCGCTTTTGAGAATGTAGATACCTTTTCTTTTAATTTAGAAATCTCATTACTCAACTCCATAATAGTTTCGTAAACTAACACCATTGGATCAACTGCAACTTCTTCAACTTCAGCCGCTTCGATTGATACTTCAACTGGTGCCTCTATTTCTGGCATTTCTTCTTCTACTCTGATAACTTCGGTAATAACACCAAGTTCATCTGTCATAAAAATTGTGCCGTCAACTAATGTGTGTTCACCAGCTCCAACTGGGTTATTTTCAGCATCAAAAACTGGGAAACCTACTTCTAATTTTTCAGTAGATAATTCAGTTCCATCAGCTAAAATTAATTTTTCTAAAGACACTTCTACGCCTAGTAGTGCTCTAATTTGGTTTAATTTAATCTTGTACATGTTCTTATATATTGGTTTTAAAGTTTTTAACAATTTTTGTGAATAACTATTTTTCGCTTTTGGGTAAAAAACCATGATTTGGTTGGTCATATGGAGCTGTTCCAGCAAGTCCTGGCGCTCTACCTTTGTTTATTACTTTCTCTTTAGCGTTGATGTAATATTTACGCCAAAAATGTTTACAGTTAGCACCGCCCGAGTATTTCCAAATGTCGTAAATATCCGTACCTCGTGGGCCGAAACCAGGGTTAACGGGAGCTTGTGCGATTGCTTTAATTTCCTCAAACGTGAAATACGTTTCTAAAGATAACATTGTTCTACAAAAGATTCTTTCAGCTGGCGGCCCATCGTATTTGTAAACTGTCAATCCTTCTTTATATCCTTGCGGTCGTATGAAATTTTCGTCTACTTCTACCAAGTCAAATTCTTCCATATCACTTGCTTTTATTCCTAAAGTTTTCGCAAGTTCCAAAGCCTTATCTTCGTCAAATTCTACGATGCCTTTTATCTTGTTGAATAATTCCTCATTCTCATATTCCTCGAATACACCTTCAACGCTAAAGCCTTTTAATTCTCCATTTTTAACTCTTTGCCATGTCTCTTTATCTTCTACTTGCATTGATACCATCCACGTTCCTACTGGCACATCGTAACCATATTTTTGAATTGCCTTATCGTTCTCATCTTCAACAATCCAAGATTCATAAACATACGTTCCTGTTTTCTTTTTGTTTTCGTGGTCTTGATTCACATCGTTTGTGCGAGCTTCCTTCATGAATTTTTTAGCAATCTTCAAAATAGTTTCTTTGCTAAATACTACATCATAATAATTGCCTTTGTCGTCAACTCGAATTATTTTCAAGTCGGGGATCATAGCTGGCCCTATAACAATTTGCAAATCATTATCGAAACGATACTTTTCAGTTTCTTTTTTAAAGTACATGAAATCTACTTCGATGGCTGGCTCCTCAACGAGTGAAATCTTATCCACTCCACCATCTTCGCTAATTACTAATTCTATTAATTTTCTATTCATTATAAACGTGCTATTTGTTTTAATTTTAAATTGGCTTCTATTTGTGAGGTCATCTCGCTTGCTACGACATATGTTTTAAATATCGGATTTGCGTTATTTTGATTTCCGAATGCAACACCGCCACCCGCTTGATTGATATTAGATAATAAATTACCAAACATTGCAGTAGATTTCGCATTGATAACCGATTCACCATTTGACAATCTAGCCATGATACTATCCGATGTTGAAGTACCCATCCCAGTTACAAGTCCACCCGTTGCGAATTTGGATGGTGCTTTGCCACCACTTGAATTTGAGTTATCCGTTGCATTGTCAATTTCAGCGATGGCTTTGTTTTTTTGGTTTAAAATATTAGCAATGGCAATCGTACTTGATGCGATACTTGCTGCAATCGGTGCGGCTGCTGCAAGTCCTAAAGTCGATAGCGATGCTGGGTTTGCTAAAAAGCCAGCATTCGCTGCTGCTGTTTGTCCTATAACGCCCGCAATCGAACTAGCCGCTCCTACTCTTACTGCCGTTTTTTGTCGTTCTTTATCCTTAACATTATCACCTTTCAACCTATCTGCAATGAAGCTACCAATATTTGCAGCCGTTTGCGCAATTGAGCCAATGGCTTCTATGTTTGATTTTTTACGAGCTATTTCTTCTTCTTCAATTTGTTTTTTTGTTTTTTCAATTTCTCTTTCAGTTTCAATAGTTTTTTCCTTAAATGTTTGTTGAAGTACTAAAAGTTTTTCATTATATTCTTGTTTCTTTACTAAATCATTGTCAAGGTCTGCGTATTGATTATTTAATAATTCTAATTGTTTCTCATATTCTTTTTTGTTTATATCTTCTTTAGTCTTATCAATTTGGATTGTAGTTTCAACTGTATTCTTACCATACTTTTGTTGAATTGCTAATAACGCTTCATAATGAGCTAATTGCTTTTGCAAATCTTCTTCAAAGCCAGCATCCTTTTGATTTTGTAATTTTACTTCATTTTGATAAGCCGCTTCCTGGTCTTTTTCCCTAGCATCTGCTAATCTTTTATCATGATTATCTTCTTCAACTTTTAAAGCCTTTGCTCTTTCGCTTGTATCCTTTATTTGTTTGATTCTTTTTACATCTGCTAGATGTCTTATTTCTTCTTTCTTTTCTTCTGTATCTGCTGCAAGATTTTCAGCTTCTGCATTTAATCCTTTTATAAATTGTGCATCGTCTTGTTTATTTTTTTCTTGCTCTTGCTTAATCTTTTCTCGCTTAGCTTTTCTTTGTTCTTCTAACTTATTATTTTGCTCTTTCTCTTTATCTACTGCAGCTTTGTTTGCATCTGTTTTAGTTTGCGCTTGTAATACATTAAAATCTTGTTCGGTTTTTAATGTTTTTGCACGAGCTTCTTCTACTACTTTAACGGCTGCATTATTGTCAAGAATAGCTGCGTTTAAA